AGGTCCTTATAGTCCTGTACCTCTACTGGATTGGTGTGGTCACAGCAGTCATTGTGATAACATGCTGCGCATCCACATACTGTGCAGTCCATTGTCTCCTCCTTATCAACTGTATACAAGGGAGTCCTGCGGACAACCCGAAGCGAGGAGGGATGATTGAGTTTGAATGGGTATTACCCCACCTCCACTCCCCATCCCCCCTCACTTATCAACATGCTTATCCACAAACCTGTAAATGCATTCGCCAAGTGTGGAAGTTTTCCCGTGTCGGGAGTAAGGGAGTCCCCCCATGGGGACCCCCTTCTCCCTTCCCTGCTAGATCGCTTCTACTGCGAGGACTGTGTTAACGACCTTCGGGGCTTCCCCCTTGGATCGCTGGACCTTCTGTGCTGCAGTGATCTTGACTGCCTGCCACTGGAGAGCGTCAATCTTCGCTGCGATTTCTGGATCGCGGGTTACGAAATCGTGGAAGGATACAATCTTGCCCTCATCGTCGCGCTCCTCGATGCGGAATGCGACCTCAAGCACATTGCCCTTCGCGGTACGCTGAGGCTTGTAAGTCCTGAGCGTATCGTTCCCGTTCGCAGTCTTCAAGACTGCTGAGTCATGGTCCAACTCCCCGTGGAGTAGACCGATCAAACCTAGTACTGCCATTGCAGCACTCCTTCCTGCGGCGTGAGCCGCGCTATACAAGGGAGTCCAGCGGACACCCCGAAGATCGAGAGAGGGAAGCACACACTTGGATGCGTACGCGATCTCTCGGAGAGAGCCCGACGACTCCCTATACAAGGGAGTCCTGCGGGTATCTCAACGACCGAAGGGAGGAATTTAGCAAGGGGGAGTCCCCCCGTAGCCTTATTCCGACCACGGTCGGACGAGGGGTTACCTGGCCTCCGCACTGGACATACCCATTTGATAAGCAATCTTAATGTGTGGAACCCTTGACCGGGTTGGATATACTTAGAGGGTAATAAATATACCCTCTTAGATTCTGGTTTTACAGATATACATAGAGAGTTTATACCCTCTAAGAGGGTGGGAGAGAATGGCAGAGAACACAAAGAACCTACAGGACCAGCTAGATCTGGTAACCTCGCGCCTAGACGCGATGCTCGAGCAGCGTGGACTTGCTGGCAAGCCCGCGCCAAAGCCCGCTGCCCCGGCCACGCCTGCGACTCCTACCGAAGCTCCAGCCGCCCCGACTGAGACCCCAGCTGCTGTCGCCCCCTCCGCTCCGGCAGCTGGGGCACCAACTGAGGCAGGCGCAGCGCTCGAGAGGACTGGTACCAAGTACCGATTTACGGTAGAGTACGAGTACCTTGAGGACGCGACCCCAGAGGACGAGGCCCTGCCGAAGGAGAAGATGGAATACACCGCAGGTGACGGCGTAGCTCCAGCACCAGCCAAGCCTGATGACACCAATAGCAACATCCAGAAGATCCGCCTAGGCGAACGAACCTTTACATCTCGATCATACCTACCAAAGTACAAAGCAGGAGAAAACGTAGTCTTCACGCCAAAGCCAGGGTCAAAGGACCCGAGCGTAGTAGTGCGCGTTACCGGCGTATACGAGATCCTCGGCCGCAGGGGAGATAAGGCCGTCCTCAGGGACACAGAAAATGGGACCCAGGTTGACAGGCCTATTGCTGAGCTTGCAGCCGCAGAGGGCTACGACGCCCAGGCCTACGCCAAGAAGATCTACGGCACATCGCTTCCTCAGAGCGCTACAAGCCCCGTTTCTCCACAGGGTGGCCTTCCGGTACCACCCCAGGGGGAAACTCCTCTCTCCGTGGCTCCTGAGGCCATTTCCGGGGAATCTATGGCGGGACTACCAGCCCCCGAAAAAATGACAACGGCGCCGACCCTCGAGCAGCAGGTACGACAGACGTCGATCGGGGAGGCACCAGACGAGGCGCTGATGCGCCAGTCAGCCAACGTGTACTCTGGCGAACCACAGGCGGAGAACGTTGTGGAGGACGCACCACGAGAGCCGTTGCCAGAAGGGCCCAAGGTTGCGATTATCGGTACGGCCGGACGAAAAGAGGCAGGGGCAAGGATCACGGCAGCAGACTTCCAGGCCATGTACGACGACGCCGCATCTCGCGTTACAACAGACACCATCCTCGTGTCAGGCGGAGCTGCATGGTCTGACCATATCGCAGTCAAGCTGTATCTCGACGGCAAGGTTGCCGGACTCGTTCTCCACCTACCGTACCCGAAGGAGAGAGGGCAGGGCGGAGTAATTACCAGGGCAGAAGGGGCCGCCCTTTACTACCACCGTCCTTTCTCTGAAAAGGTGTTTGGTGACGAAGATATCTCGATGGATGACATTGACAAGGCAATTGAAAAGGGCGCAATCGTCACGTACGACAGTGGCGACATTGGGGCCATGAAGCGTAGGAACAAGCTCATTGCCAGCGACGCAGTAGACGGCATGATTGCTTACTCATTCAATCCGACAGAGGACGGCCCGAACGACGGCGGCACCAAGCACGCGTGGGACAAGTCCGATATCGACCCAGAGCGCAAGACAAGCATCGACATCCGGCAGCTTCGGGCAGATGCGGATGAGCCCAGGCGCATTGCAATCTACCAAGCAAACGAGGCACGGAAGAAGGGGAAGCGCGAGGGAGATCCACTAGACAACGCACGCAGGCGAGCATCGGCCCAGGAGTCTGAAGGCAGGACCCAGGCAATGAGCTCAGTTGAGATCAACGAATCGCGTAGGGCAAAGTACCAGACCCTATCAGGAATCCCGAAGACCATCGACTCTGAGATTTCTAGCATCGGCGGAGAGTTCGATGCGAGGGACGGTATCGTCCTGCGATCCGCAACAGTCCCTGACGTGTTTGACGGCGTCGGCCAGCGCAAAGAGTACATTGCCAAGAACGCAGAGAAAATGATCGCTGCGCTTGCTGCCACAGGCGTTCCAGAAGAGGCGCTACGCGATGGCCTTGCGTCCAAGGAAACGGGCAGGACAAAGCCGTTCTTCTCTTCTAAGAAGGGACTCACTCCTATCGAGGCAGACGCAAAGAACCGCGAGAAGGCGAAGCGTGTTCTAAGGGAGATCGTCGTAGAGCTAGAGAAGCTGCGCGACTCCGGCAAGCTAAAGGCCGTGACGCATCCAGACGTGGCTGAGGGTATGGACTACCTGCTACGACAGCTGTTCGCATATCGACGCGACATGGCGTCCAATGACCTCGAGAATGTCCGTTGGCGACCGATGGGCAAGTCAGTATACGACCAGAGCACGCGACGAGTACTTCCTGAACACCTGGCAGATCTGCTCCCGTGGATGAGCGCGGTTATGGAAGACAACGGAGTTGTAGACAGGAACGAGATCCTTCGGCAGATTGAGGACGAGGTCACCGACCAGCCAGTGCAACCGGCAGAAGGCGTAGAGGTAGAGACAGAACAAAAGGACTGGACGTATAGGTCCAAGGTCACGGGGCAGGTCATTGGCATTAGCGACGTCCTTGGGTACTCCAACGGCACCATGAACGGCTATCGTCCGTACGCACTCGACGAGGCAGGGATTGTCCCTAGCGAGTGGATCGATGTTGACGAGAACGGCCTAGAGCTGGAGCTCCCTGCTATCAAATCGCCGCTCCCAGGAGAGCAGACGAAGGCGCACATCAAGTTCCAGCTTGTTGTCGACGAAAGCGTCGTCAAGGACAAGAAGCAGATGTGGTCGATGCGCAAGGCGTTTGAAGACTTCTCCGCCCATAAGCTTGGCGTAGCATTCGGTAGGGCCGAGATCATGCCTTATACGCGAGACGCGTACGCTGTTGCAAGGATGGGCAAGGAGTACGTAAAGAAGGTCTCCGGCTCACTTGGGACGATGAAGGTTTACCGATTCCCGGATAGTTTCCACCTCATCAGCGAGACTGGGACTGTCGAGGCTGGAGGAAGGACTGTATACTTGCCAGTGAACCAGTCGGACGGCCCAGTTGTAATCATCGTAAACCAGGGCGATCCGATGGACGAAGCTCTCTCCAAGGTTGTTGCACAGGCCAACAAGGCTGCATCCAGACGAGCAACCATGTACGAAGATGCAAAGGGGTTTGTCGAGCCGGTTATCGCTGAGGTTGACCCGGTCACCGGAGAAGAAAGAAGGGTAGACACCTCGGGTCTTCCAAGGCCGAAGAACATGGAGGTGCCAGAGGAAATCTTCGTAAGCCGCCCATTCGATGTGTCAGACGGGATGCGACTAGACCCTCTTGTCCAGCAAGCTGTACGACACACCGTACCTATGACGCTTCCGGAAGGGCACCTGTTCTCGCAGGGTGTGTGGACTCCGGCTCGAGTTGCCGCTGCCTATATCAAGCGACTGTCTAGGATCAAGGCCGCCAACCCAGAGCAGGCTCCGCTAATCGACGAGATGGTGGCGTACCTGTCGAAGGGGATCCGCGTAGACGCTGACTACGACCCGACGAAGGTAGCACCTGTTTCCGTTGACCCAGATGAGGCATCCTCATCCGGAGAGCCGGTCCTTATTCTACCAGACGAGGCTGGCAATTATCCTGAGCGAGAGCAGATGATTGATGGCATCAAGATGTCAGATCCTACCGGTGAGATTGAACAGGAAGAACTCATCTCAGACCGCGGATCTACGATGGAGGGAGCCCCTGTAGACGAGGATAGAGGGTACAGGGCTATGCGCCAAATTGAGCAGGCTGAGCAGTCCGGGGACGCTACTGCAATTCCAGAGGAGACCATTCAGGAAGCAGAGCTATTCAGAACATCGCAGCAGGGAGAATCAATTAGGAGCTACCAGGAAAACCCAGAAAACCAAAGAATGCTTGCAGCTGGCTGGGAGGCTCTTGGTGCAAGGGACGTCACTGGCGACACATTCCGCCCAATGAAGGCAGTCAGGCCAACAAGGTACAACCCAGACCTGGTATATAGGACTCTGTTCTCCGGGTTCCAGAGAGAGCTTGGGGCTCGAGATGTAGGTGCACGTGTTGGAACCGCTGGCTATAGCGAGCCCACTACACCAGTGTCTGCTGCCGTTCGTCCGTTCAAGAGAAGTTCAGTCAAGCCGCTGGCAGGGGATAACGCAGCTGCCACGAGGAAGATCATGACTGGGCTTGTGTTCCTGCTGCGATACCATGCACAAAGGGCTAAGTACTGGAATTTCCAGGGCGAAGGATACCGAGACACAGCTATCATCTCCGAGCTTGCTGATGACTTTGCCAGAGTGTTTGGCGCAGCGTACGAGCCTAACCTACGAGCCGCCGCTCTCATGAGCGGATTTGTGCGCAGGGTTGAAGAGGTTGCTGGCGACGAAGCGTTTGCTGAACTGACATGGGACGAGTTCGTGAAGGACCTTGCCCGACAGGACAAAATCAACTCGGACGCCGGATGGCTTGGACCAGACATGTTTGTAGACACAAGGCGTATTGCAAACGATAGTTCAAGAGATGCAATCAACCTGTACAGAGAGTACGTGTCTAGCCAGATCGCTGGCACGAAGTTTGGGCAAGAGGGTGGCCGCAGACCAGACATTAGCCTGAGCCGCGCATTTGATTCTGTCATTGAGGGAGGCTGGGAAGGCGACGACGAGCCGAAGGTTGTATACCGAGCAGAAGCAACAGAGCCTACCACGGCTGACGTCCCTAGGACAGAGGGTGAGCTAGTTGGGCCTGAGTGGTTTGGCGAGATCCAGTTCCCGGAAGCTCGCGTTCCAGGCGTACCGTACGAATCGAGGTCGTCGTACGTAGTAGAGTCCGAGATCCTTAAGATCCAGTCAGAGCTTGCCAGCCTTACAACCCAGGTCGAGACCAGCACCGGCCAGTTGGCTGTAGCTAGGGGCCAGCTTAAGAACCTAGACCCAAATGACCCTAGGTACCGAGAAAAGAAGTACGCGCTTGACAGCACGATCTCCAGGCTCGAGAAGGTAGTAGCTCAGTCAGAGCCGCGCAGGGCAGCGTTCACCAGTAGGTTGGCAGTTCTACGCAAGGCCAAGTCTGCGGGAGAAGTAAAGGTCGACCAGAAGTTTACAGTTGGGCAAGCGTACCAGGAAGGTCCAGTCGTTCGCGGATTGTCTGGTGCGGTACAAAGAATTATCGAATCCAGCAAGGGGCCTGACGGCGCTGTTAATAAGGAGCGTCTAAGGAATAACATCCTGCTCGCTTGGGATCTTATCTCTACTCACCACGCTACCGACTCCAATAGCCCAATCCGAAAGCTTGCCACAGCCAGGAACCAAGCTGGCTTCCAGATGGCCATCGTGAAGCTAATCGAGAACTCTCAGGCTGTCGAAATCCCAATGAAGTGGGGAGACGAGAATACCACGGTGGCAAACCCTGAGACTGGCGAGATTAGGAACCCATACATGGAGATGGTACGCGATATCGAAATGGGTTCGCCCGAGAGGAAGAGGACTGTTGTTGTCGATCCAGGAAGACTTCAAGGAATCCTTGAGCGTCCTGGGATTATCGGTAGGGAGCAGCTTGAGTGGCTCGTTGAGCTTGCCAGGAGCAACCCGGTAGAACTTCGGTGGGACAAGAAGACTAAGTCACTGTGGATCCACCCGCTGATGTCAAAGTACGATACGACGCAAGAGTCGATTACCCTCAAGGGCGCGTACGGCCCAGAGGAAGCCAGGAAGAAAGTACGAGTCGCCTACAACGTAACTGATGCTGACGCCGAGAGGCTTGTCCGAGACCTTGGGCTTTCTGAAGTTGTTAGGGTAGAAAGGGTTTACGGACCAGACCCGCAGCGCCCTATCCTTGGTGGGTCTCAGTACAAGATTGTGCTAACCGGTTCCCCTATCAACCCATCATCGATTGTTGTACAGCGAGACGTCCAGGCAGAGGACGGCAAGTTGTTCCGAGTTGGAGTTGACTACCAGCTGCGAGCAAACTTCATTGGCGGCATTGTAGAGGCAGCAAACAAGCTAGGAGTAGACCTAACTGCAGAGTTTGGCGACATGATTAAGCCAATCGAGATGAATCGTGAGAACATCGAAATGGTCATCCAGGAAAGTGGAGGCGACCCAATCGGGCCGATGGAGAAGGAACTCCAGCTCTCAGGAGATCCAAAGAGGAACTCCGTGGAGTGGGCGAGGGAAATCTCTGGATACCCAATGCCAGTACGTCAAGTGATGTACAGCTTGATGCGAAGTCGGTTCACTGACCCAGAGATGGACGAGTCAACGCGTCAGCTTGCAGATATGATTATCTCTACAGAGAGGACGTCAAGGGTTATGACTCCGTCGATTGACGAAACCCTTGCAAACCAGAGGAAGGGCTGGACGTCAAAGCCAAAGATAATCGGTTACGGCCTTGGCGGTGCGATCGCAGGAGTGGCAGCTAGCTACCTTGGGACGCGTACCATGGCAGGAGAAGAAGAAGCTGCAAGGCAGATGCCTCTAAATGTCGGGTTCGAGGCCATTGGGGCCCTGCCAAAGATCGGCGGTCCAGTCGCTTCTGTCGCAGCCCTGGGGCTGACAGCAGCAACTGGCGGCGATATGTGGAGGACGATGTTCAACATTGCTGGCGGCTTTGCCGGAGGCGCAATTGGTGGTACGGTCGGAACGCTTGCCGGCCCTGTCGGCTCGATTGCCGGGTCGGTTGCTGGCGGAACGGCTGGATCGTTCGCGGCGGACTCGCTGTACACGTCGCTCTTCGGTGACAACGCCCCAAGCCAGCCATCAGTTCCAGCCAACGTAGCGTTTGATACCCCACCAAAGGTACAACCGCCGGTTGGTGGACAGGAAACAGAGCTTCAAAACCAAATTAAGATCCTAGGAGGGTAAATGAGGAGCATTTCAGAGCTACAAGACTACGTAAACCGGTGCACAGCCATCCTTGGGCTGTCCCACTGGAAGGTAGAGGTGTCAAAGCACCCATGCGAGGAGGACAGTTGGGCAGATATTGAGGTCAGCCAGAACCTTTGGAACGCAACAATGCGTGTTTCGGCGGAGTTCTGGTCCCTGGACCCAGCTGAGAAGCGCCGGGTAATCGCCCACGAGCTGCTTCACGTCCATTACGCGGGCGCAGAGCGGGCAGTAGAGTCCCTTGACGGGGTGCTTGGGCGCGAAGGGTACGAGATCATCTCAAACGTGTTCGATGTGGAGGTAGAACGGGCAGCAGATGCCCTTTCCACCCCTGTTGCACGGTTACTTCCACCAATCGATGAGCTGAACACTTGACAAGAATGGATATATATGAAGGGTATTTAAGGGGGAGCATTGGCTAGACTACGTTTTGGAAGGCCTATCTCGCTTCGCTGGAACGGACTTCTCATTGAGGGTCCGGCAAACACCGTGTTCGAGATCCCAGATGAGTACTACGAGGAATTTAACCAAGACATTGGGCCGGTAGAGCCTACCCTGGTATGGCTTGACGCTGACGAGGGTGCTACCCTACGGGGGCGCGTTACTGCTCTTGAGGGCTCCTCCGTCCTTGCTCTTAGCGATGACGAAGCAGTTGCTCTTGGTACGGCATCTTCTGGAGTGGGAGGGGAGGCAAGCAGAGATGACCACGTCCACCCAACAACCGGATTAGCACTTTCAGCTCATAACCACAGCGGGACGTATGAGCCCGTCAACACATCCATCCTAAAGTCTATTGTTGACGCTAAGGGAGACCTTATCGTTGGAACAGCAAATGACACAGTCTCTCGTCTTTCAGTATCGGGGACTGATGGTTACGTACTATCAGCCGACAGCTCAGCTGCTACCGGCCTTTCATGGGCAGCTCAGTCCGGAGGATCACCACTTAGCGACACTAACGCTCTAGCTCTTGGGACTGCAGCACCTGGAGTTGCTGCATCAGGAAGCCGTCAAGACCACGTTCATCCAACTACAGGACTAGCACTTGACGGTCACGACCACGATGCGGACTACGCACCTATCGCTGACGCTAACCGTGCCGATGTCGTGTATGAAACCTGTAAGAACAGCTCTGGCGGAAGCATTGCCAAGGGGAAAGTAGTATATATCGACGGTTCGGACGGCACCAACCCAACCATTGAACTATCAGACGCCGACATCGAGTCAACGTCGAGCAAGACTTTAGGGTTTACTGAAACTGCATCCAACAACGGAGACCAGGTCAACGTAGTAATCTATGGTCGCCTTACAAATATTGACACTAGCGCAGCCTCAGCAGAAGGCGTTTCAGTATGGCTTTCCGGGACACCAGGAGAAGTTGTATTCGGATCTCCTCCTGCAGAACCAGCACACTCGGTATACCTAGGAGTTGTAACAAAAAAGAACCCAAGCACCGGTGAGATCTTTGTCAAGGTCCAGAACGGGTACGAGCTTGACGAGCTTCACGATGTCTCCGTAGGCTCACCATCTGATTTGGATATTATCCAGTACGTATCATCGACTGGACTATGGACCAAGAAAAGCATTTCTGCTGCTGGGATTTCAGGTACATCCCACAACCACTCCGGGGTATATGACCCGGCAGGAACGACATCTACCCACGCTGCTCTTACAACCACAGTTCATGGAATTACTGATACTTCAAACCTGGTATACACATCAGATGCAAGGCTTACCGATGCACGAACCCCAAGCTCAACCCTTGCTCATGCATCTACCCACCTTTCAGGAGGATCAGATGAGCTATCTGGGATCTCGCCATCTCAGGTCACAGGGACAGCAGTAGTCACGGCAGACTCGCGTCTTTCTGACTCACGAACTCCGACTGCCCACAAGACATCTCACTCTACAGGGGGAAGCGATGAGCTAGTTGCTTCAGACATTGGGGCAGCCGCAACGTCTCATACTCACACCATTCCTCCAACTGGTTCTATCCTTATGTGGCCTACTAGCTCAGCGCCATCTGGATACCTATTCCTTGATGGATCAACATACAGCCAGGCAACATACCCAGACCTTGCAGCAGTCTTTGGGGTCGTGTCTGGGACATTTACCCTCCCAGATATGCGCGACCGATTTGCCGCTGGTCTTTCTATCGTTGGGGCGCTGTCAAATAACGCTGGTACTTTTGCTCCAGACACATCAAATAGCATTGCCCACACGCACACCACAAACATAACTCACGACCACGACGACACTATTGCGGTCAATAACCACGCGCTACACGATCACAGTGTTAACGTTGCTACCACTACATCATCTGGTCCAAGTGCCACGACAAGCCGAAATTTTGGAACCCAGACCCTAGCATCGTACCCAACCACAGACCATACGCATACTGTAAACCCAGCAGCGGTTACGTCCGCAGACAACTCGGCTGGTATTAGCCACACAGTGACTGGTGGCGTCACCGCCCTTGGCACAACTAATGTCACGTCAAGCGCAATGAGCGACAACGGTACCGTTCTTCCGAAGTCAACACTCCTAAACTTTATCATTAAGACTTGAGGTGAGTATGGAACTAGTAACAGTACAATACATCTGCGAAACTACTGGCTGCCCAAAGAGCGGGGTTGGCCCACGAACGGCTGTTATAAGAAAAAATGAAGACGGTACATTTCCAGATTTTACTTGCGGAGTTTGTATGGAAAAATTAAACTTTACAGTTGTGGAAGTAAATGAAGATCCTGAGTAAGTGCGCAGTTTGCGCACATCCTCTGGTTGACGTAATCAACCGAAAGATGACAGAGGGAATCTCTGATCAGAAGGTGTCTAACTGGCTGAAGGTTGAGGGTAAGTACGTCAGCAGGATCACTCTAGGCAACCACAGGCGACAGCACATGACAGTTGAGCACGTTAAGGCAAGGCAGGAGCTTACTAAAAACATCCAGAGCGCCATCAAGGTTGAGACTACCAATGGGGATTTGGCTCGCCTGGTTAGCACATACGTTTATAAGATGGTAGAGAATGGGGATGTAATCCCTACGTTGTCTGAGGGCCTCAGGGCCCAGGAGATGATGGACCGTCGTAAGGAAAAGAACGCTGACCGTGAACTGGCCATTTCAATGGCCGGAATCCTAGGTGGCGGATATTTGGTAGAAGGTACAGCAATGGAGGTCATGGATGAGCAAGGAGCTTAAGGCTACACTCGCGTCATGGGGACGCTCTTTCTTGGCTGCATGCCTCGCGCAGTTTCTTGCGCTAGGTACTGGAGTGTTTGATCTTAGCGCAGATGGCGCTAAGCATATTTTTGCAGCAGGGCTGGCAGCAGTTGTCCCTGTAATTGTAAGATATTTGAACCCTGAAGATAAGTCTTTCGGGAATAAAGGAGAAAAATAATGGGAGTAGATGACAGGCCTAGCAGGCCTACGCCCCGACCAAAGGTCAAAGTAAGCCCAAAGCGGGTAAAGAACAAGACCATTCGGGAGGCAGTATACAAGAAGGAAAAGAACGCTCGTGGCGGCAAAGACTTTACCAGCACTCGAGGGTTCAAGATCAAGGCTCGTAAGGGCGACAAGGTAGTTACAAACAAGAAGGGCGAGAAGGTTGTAGTTCGAAAGAGCGGCAACCGAGTCGTGACCAAGAAGAGCGGTGACGTTGTACGTCGCAAGGCTAACAAGGATCGAGTTATTTCCAAGAAGCCAGGGGTTAAGACTCCTCCGACTCCTCCAACAGGACCATACGTGAGCGCACCGAAGAAGAAGTATGACCCAGCCAGCACTATGGCCACTACAAACAGCAAGTACACTGGCGGACTTTCTAGCGGGTCTGACACAAGAACTGGCTCAGAGAATTACGCAGCACGCCGAGCAAACAATCCGGCTCTGCCAAAGCGATCACCACGCCCTAGGGCGCGAGGAGGAAAGCGATAATGCCAGGTAAGAAGAAGATGCCAGCTTTCCTAATGGAAATGTATGGCAAGAAGTCAAAGGGCAAGGGCAAGGGCAAGGTTTCAGGCAAGGGCAAGAAGCTCCCTAAGGGTGGAAAGACCCTTCGTGGAACTAACAAGTCCGGACAAAGGACTGCCGCTCAACGTGGCTAAGACAGCCGCCTGGACCCGCAAGGAGGGCAAGAACCCTGCTGGCGGTCTAAATGCTAAGGGGCGTGCCAGCTATAAAGGCGGCACGCTCAAAGCCCCTGTTAAGTCAGGGGATAATCCGCGTCGGGCTTCGTTCCTGGCTCGCATGGGTAACATGCCAGGGCCGGAGCGGGACTCAAAGGGACGGCCCACGCGGTTGCTACTCTCGCTCCAGGCTTGGGGCGCTAGCAGCAAAGCAGATGCTAAAGCCAAGGCTAAGGCTATCAGCTCAAGGAATAAGGGAAAAAAGCGTGCCAGCTAAGCGTCTAACCGTTGCCGAGAAATACCAGCAATTGAAAGCACAGACTGAACGTGCTGGTATGACAGTCAAGGAAAAGAACGGTAAGATTGTCGTGTCTAGAAAGAAGGCAGACAAGTAATGCCAGCAAAGCAAGGACTCTACGCCAACATCAACGCAAAGAAGAAACGCATTGCTGCCGGTTCTGGCGAGAAGATGCGCAAGCCTGGAAGCAAGGGAGCCCCATCTGCTAGGGACTTTAAGGAATCAGCGAAAACAGCAAAGAAGAAGAAATGAATCTTACTACTGAGATTGCTCAAGATCTAGCCAGAGGCAGAACCGACATCGGTTTCTTCGCCTCTCGTTGGCTTGGGATCAATCTCAACCCTGGTCAGCTTGCTTGGCTCCAGGGGATGTCAGCCAGGGATGAGACGGGGTACAGGCCCAAGTACCTTACCACCGTCTGCTCCGCTGGCAACCGTGCGGGTAAGACGCTTGGAATGGCTGTAGGCATCCTGCACTCAGCCACATACAAGCTAGGGCTTCGCCCCTCGGAGTTGAACAATCAGGCCGACGCGGAGCGTTGGACTACGGAGCCCTATGAGTGGTACCACATCGGCATCCAGCAGGAGACTGCTGAGTTGGTGCATCGTGAGCTTTCTATGATTTTTCAAAGCTCGCACCCAGCCCAACGCGGTAGGGGATGTCCGATTATTAAGGAGATAGGTCCAGTATACATCTTTGACAAGAAGTACCGTGGAGAGTACCTGTGGATCAAGATCCATCCTGTATTCGGTGGAGCTAACATCCACTTCCGCACAACCCAGGACAAGGCTAAGGCACTGCTTGGAAAGGACATGAACGGTATCTCATTTGACGAAGCCGCGTTTGAGCCTCACCTTCTGATGATCTATCAGGAGGTTCTCAACCTGCGCCGTCTATCCACCGGTGGCCAACTGCACTTCATCGGCACACCTACAGAAGGTATCAACGACTACGCTGACCTGTGGGAGCTTGGCAATCCTAAGAACCCAAACAAGGACGAGCAGTTCATGAGCTTCCGCCTGTCTACCAGGGACAACGTGGGCTTCGGGCTCAACGGGTCAACCTTTGACTCCATCGTCCGGCAGCAGGCCGAGTACCTAGTACCACAGAACATCGACGGGTTCTTCATTGAATCACGAGACGCATACTTCAACTCAGAGATGGTCGACAAGTGCTTTGTCGAGTTTGAGGAAGAGATGGCACCAGCCAAGGGCCGTCGCTACGCACAGGGTGTTGACCCTGGCATCTCGTCGGACGCCACATGGGCTGTCACGCTAGACTACACAGAGCGGAATATGATGGTAGGAGTAAGGTGCCGACGGAAGATCGGCAAGCAGACCATCCCCGCAGTCATCAACATGGTGCGTGAAGGGCACCTTCTCTACACGCAGGATGGAGCTGCATGCACCACTATTGTGGACTCCACCGGGTTTGGCGGGAAGCTGTTCCGACAAGAGTTCAGCATCATCAAGCCCCTGCGCGACTACGACTTCGGTGGCACTCGCGCTAAGAAGCTCGAGCTGCTCGGAGACCTAAAGGCGGTCATCGACCGTGGTCAGCTCAAGCTTCCACGAAGCGGAGTTTGGATGGAGCTACGCCGGCAGCTGCTTGGCTACAAGCTCAACGACAAGAACCTTTCAACGGACGCCGTGATGGCACTTGCCCTCTCGGTCAGGCACGCTACTCGCAATCCTTCCAACCCTGTTGAGAAGCCTGTGTTTAGCTACTTTGGGGAGTATGCATAATGGCAAAAGGTAAAGGCATAAGGAAGCTACCAGGTTCTTTCGTAGATGGAAAGCCACAGCCGTCTCTGTATACCACAGATGACACTTTGGCAACTCCTGAGCAGCTTCGCAATATCAAGAAGCACAACACAGAAGCTAAAGCTTCGGTAAGGGGGTCAAAGCCCAAGATCAATGTCCCTGGTGGATTTGTAAAAACTGAAATCCAGGAAGGTAATACGGATTCTCCAGAGTATTCAATTGGAGCTATTAAGGCTGCGGTCGGTAGGGCTCGAAAAGAAATTCGCGGAGAAAAAGTAGATATTGAGGTTAAGGGCGGATCTCTAAAAACTGTTCTTGAGCCAGCCAAGGTAAAGGTAAGGAAGTCAGAACCTCTTAGAAGCGCAGTTGCAAATCGAAATGCAACCAAGGCTGGCAAGGGGAAGACGATCCCAGGCATGATTGTTTCGGGCGGAAAGATTGCCAGCAAAAAGATTGTTGCCGACTACTCCAAGATGTCGAACCTCACTGATGCCCAGAAGAAGGCACTCAGCATGGAGAAGCAGCGCCTCAATGCCATTGGCGAGGTAGCCGAGGAGAACGAGTACTTCGGGATTATCGGTGATGCCATTGTAAAGAAGCAGATGGTTGAGCCTGAGCAGAACCGGATGCGTGCACTCTACCGACGATACGACCACTACTTCCACCCACAGACTTTCACTCTTGGCGGAGCAGACCACTGGGCAGAAGACCCAAGCGCACGTCTTTCAGGGCGGTCGCACGTTTCTGTAAACGTCCATGCCTCTTACGTGCAGATCCCAGCATCTCTTCAAGCAGTAACGCCTATTGTAAACTACACTCCAACTGGACCTACAGAAGAGGAAAGAAACCAGGCAAGCAGAAGGGAGAGACTCTTCTACGCGTGGTGGGATAACAACGAGTTTGACCTGCGTCTCGAGGAGGCGTCTCTGCTTAAGGCTCTTTATGGAACAACTGCAGCAAAGGTATACTGGGACCCAACCAGGAAGATGCCACGGGTACAGATTGTAGATACCCCAGAAAATCTTTACCTGGGATACGGAACGTCTGACTATAGCAGGATTGACTGGGCTCTATACAGCTACGGAGTTTCACCTCAAACTGCAATCGAGGACTACGGCATCAACGTTATTCCTGTAAATGACGGGAACAAGTGGTACCCATATACCTCGGCTAGCACGCACGATGACCCAATTGCTAGCATCTATCTGAACAGCTACCACAGAGATCCTATCCGGTATCAGACTGCATATGACCAGATGAAGATTGAGGTCATGGACTACTGGTACAAGCATCCGACTCAACCAGGAAAGCCACCGCTCGTCTGCAACGCTATC